CGGAGAGGCGTAACCCCCTACAAAAGTACTATCAAAACAGGAAACGCAGTTCTGCTGAACCGCGCGCCCTATGGTGTTGCCCTTGACTCCAATGTCCCAGCAATGCCGGCAGCGCTGACCAAACGTGAGTTGAGGGTACAGTAGCACCTTCCGCCCCGCGAACTCTTGGAAGAGCAGAGTTTCGCGCCGGCGAATCTCCATGGCGATGAGGTCAGGCTCTGCTTCAAGCCGCGCAGGCGTCGACAGCTCTTCATCACCCGTGACTCGATTCACCACCTTGATGCGGTAGAAATACACGCGCCACTTATGGAGGAGGTGGACATCGGGGTCTCGGAACAAGAAGGTGTTGAAGAATGGCCCTGAGATTTGTCGGTAGGGGCCGCCGGCGCCATCGATACTACGGAGGATGAAGAAGTTGTAGTCCTCGATGATCTCGTCACTAATGGGGATCTCCCAGAAGAGATCTAGGTTGTCCAAAGAGTAGGACCGGACCTTCAATGTGGTGACGTGGATCATCCACCAAACATCCTTGTCAGCCAGTTCCCCTGACCGCGGATTCCTTCCATAACCTTCTGTCGAGCTTCGGGATCCAATCCTCTGACGAGCGTCACGATAGTCTCTGGTTTCCTATAAAGCTCCCCAGCCCGTGTAAGAGCCTCATCTTGCCCAAGGCCGATTCCTCTAGTTTTTCCTGCCTCCTCCGCAGCCGCAGTAGCGGCCTCGACTTCTCGGACAAAAGCCTCTTCAGGGATTCCTCCCACATGACTTAGAGCGCCGCCCAGCCCACCAATAGCTGCGCCCGTAGCCCCACCAATCAAAGACTTCCGGAGGCGAATGTCCGGCTTGTCCCCAGAGCTGGCAAAGTATCCGATACCTGCTCCTACTGGGGCGCCAATGCTAGCGCCAATAGCTGCGGGGTGTCGAAGGACGCCGAGGAGGCCATCAAAGACCCCACCCGTTTTTCTCAGCGCCCTTACTGAGGGACCGATTCTCCCATGCCCCCCTGGGCACCCATGTAGCCCTCGCCTATGCCGCGGTTCTCTCCCGCCTCATAGGCACGTTGGCCGCGAATCTTCTCTAGCAGGCGATCTGCCCGAGCTTCTTGAGCCCCGTGCCGACTGCCCAAATAGGAACCACCGAGGACTCCTGCGAGGCCAAGGCCCGCCCCCACACCCCCGCCAATGCCCGCAGCGTGCGGTACCTTCAGCTTGTTGAGGATCCTATAGGCGCCAGCTCCAAGACCCGCACCGGCGAGACCACCACCGACGCCACCACCGATGGCCCACTTCCTAGCGCGGGCTGCGGGATCTTCTCGGCCCTGAGCTTCTTGGATGGATTCTTTGAGCTCGGAGATGGGGACCCCTTCTACTGAGGGATCTGGCGCCATTGAAAGCTTGGCCATCAATCTGCCAGCCGCATCGCCAGCCTCGAACAGCGCTGAGCTCTGCTTGCCCAGCACATAGCCGCCGCCGGCGGCGAGCGGAACCGCTGCTGCTGCCGCGGCCGCGCCCGGGTGTTGACCAGCGGTGTGGAGCAGTGCTTTGCCAATACCCATCTGTGCGCCAGGCCTAACGGGGCCCATGCCACCAGCACCTAAGCCACGAGCATGCTGGAAAGTGCGGGCGATGTCCTTGCCCCCTTGAGCTACTGAACTACCCATGCGGGAAGCTAAGCCCTTGGCGGCGGTCCACAGCCCTGCTTCTTTGACAGAAGCTTGCTTGCCCATGGGCTCGCCGGCCTTCGGCAAATGGAGCTGCGCGGGGTTGTGCTCCCCTGTAATGTGCTCGAGCCGCGCCTTCAACTCCTTGTGGGGAGGAGGCTTCACACCGCCACCCGACTTGCTTGCCGCGCGGATCCCGACATCCACGACATCTTCGATGAGAGGGAGGACCGATTTCATGCTGGCAGCTTTCGACATCCCGCAGCTGCACTTGTACATGTCGCCGCTCTTCTCCATCTTGGAGCCACACTTATGACAAGTGCTCTCAGCCACCTTCATGCCCGCGAGCTTCGCGAGATCTACGAAGCTGAGCTGAGCCAAGGTCTTCTCTTTCTCTCGAGCTTCTGCCTCTTTGATGAGGCTATCGACATAACGGTCCAACATGGGATCCTCCGTTTAGCTGTTCGAGCTACCAACACCGTATCCAAGCCCAGCACCAGCAAGAGCCGGGACTCCGACGCCCCAGGCGTAATCTTTGAGTGACGGTTTCGGTTCAGCTGCTGAGACCGCGCCAGCACCCCCTCCGGGTACTGCAGTTGGCGCTGGCTTCCTAGCCAGCATCTTGGCAGCCGACTCTTCCCGCATTACGTTGCGAATGCCTTCACCCCGCGCCAAGCTACCGCCGCCCATTTGCTGAAGAGCTCCGGTTTGGCCCCAGGATTGTCGCATGGCTTCTCCGACACCCTTGCTGGCACCCGGCATCTTGGCTCCCGCGGTGCCGGCAGCTTCGATGGCGCGTGTAGCTTTGACAGATTCAGGAACGAGCTTCTGACCCAGCGCCTTGGCTCCGGCGCCGGCGGCTCGAGTGCCGCGCACCATCGTGTCCCAGATGCCGGCCTTCTTGATGATACCGTCCGCCCAGGCGATGTAGAACTGCGCGAGCTCGCGCTGGTCGGGATTGGAAGCCGTCTTGGCCAAGTACTCCATGCCACGGTAGCTGCGTACCACTTCCTTGGCTAGATCCCAGGGTTCCTTGTGGATGTGGTGAGCGAGTTTGCAGAAGCTGCGCCCCAGAGCACCCTGGTCGCGCTCGTTCTTGTTAATGCGGTACGTGAAGTAGCCGGCAGCGGCGTGCTTGGAGAACTGGCCAGGGCCCTTGTTCCAGAGCTGGCCGAGCGCCAGGTTCAGCGAAGCTTGCTTCTCGTGCTGTGAAGCGACCCGGACTCCTTTGGGGAAGAAGTGTTTCGCAGCCATTCTTCCACCCTTCCATTGGCCGTAGAGGCTCCCGCCTACTCCACCACCAATGGCTCCCAGATGTGCAGCTTGAGGACTCCTAGTCAAAGCCCCAATGCCTGCCCCAAGTAGTCCACCGCCAACTACGCCAGCGCCGCCGCCGAGGGCACCACCTAGGAGACCACCGCCGGAGCCGGCTACGGCACCCCCAAAACGGCGCCCTTCACCGGCCTCCATGGCACCGCTGAGAGTGCCAAGATTGATAAAAGCTTGCTTCTCGTGCCACGGCGTGATGGGGGCTTTGTACTCAGGGCCACCAGTCTCCGGAGGCTTGCGGGACTCGGGACTCTTCTTCCCCTTGCGCGCTGCGATGCGAGCTTTCATCTCAGCCGGCATATCGGGATGATCGCGCTTGAGGGCTCCATAGATCTCTTTGACCTTGGCGGGCCGGTCTTGATCGAGGAAGTGGGGCATGTCGCCTGCTTGCTTGTTCATGGACGTTTTCCCTTTCGCTTTCTCGATGGCTCTTTGAGAAGCCTCCAGGGCGCCCTTGTCATAGACCCCAGATCGAGTGAGGCCGTACACCAAAGCTGGCATCCCCAACCCGCCAACAAGACCCCCAACGAGCCTGCTACGTCCGGATACATGAGGACTCAGAGTGCGCTGACGAACGGCTGCAAGGAGTTCCGGGGCGGTGCTGCCGGAGATGGCTCCCAATACCGCGGTAGGAAGCAGCCCAGGCCCGCTGCGCTTGTACCAAGGAATCTTGGACTTCACCAAAGCAGAGTCTTCAGGCCCCATCGTCTGTGTGAGGTCGTTCATGAGCAAGCCTGGGCGCAGTCCGCCTTCTGGAATCGCCGGCGCTCCTGCCTCTTTCTCTGCATCGACTTCCATCTTCTTCAGCCTCGTGTAGTAGTCCGGTATCTCGGCAGCCGTCCCCAACTTCCTTTTGAGGATACCTTTCAATCCCCGGATGCCAGCATCGGAGAGGTTTTTCATCTGCTTCAGCGCAAACTCTTTCGTAGGAGTGGCCGCATGACCCAAGTCCCGTGCCGCCCACTCACGAACGGCGGTGGGCTGTGTGACCTTCTCGGCACCTTCTACAAGACGAGCCAGTGGGGCCAATCTCGGGTGCTTCTTGGCGAAAGATCTTGTGGATGCAATGTCCCGACCCAACGCGGCCCCTTCGAACTTCTTCCGAATCTTGGCCTTCGCGTAGGGATAGTTGAGAACGGCGTCGCCTGGTGTTTGCAGGCCCTTATTCCTCCCAGTAGCCCACACGCCAGGCTCAAGCTGCATGAACGGTCTGCCCTTTTCATCCCGACCAACGTACTCCTTCAATCGGCGAGGTACGTCGGCCCGCTTCTCGGCACCGGCTTCCATCTTCTTGAGCCTCGTGTAGTAGTCCGGTATCTCGGCCAAGTGATCCTTGGCAATCGCGTGGGCGAGCGGACGACTGGTCGTGTGCTCGAGCTCCACCTTCTCACCCTTGGCAATCTGCTGGGCAGAGAAATCGCTATCGGGTCGACCGTGGGCCTTACCCCCAGCCAACAACTTCTCTACGATGGTCTGCGCGCTCATCGACTACTCCCAGTAGAAGAGATACCAGCGCCCATCGTAACAGAATACCTGCTGGATGTTGGTCGTGCTGATGCCGTTGGCATTCACGAAGTCCTTGAGATCACCCGGGCTATTGAAGTCTGCGGTACAGAACGTCATCGTGGCCTCCTACAAGTAGCCAAAAAACGAGTTCCCGGTTAGCACGCCCGACCCGATGGTGAACGTATGGGTCTCGGGCTCTGCGCAGCAATAGACCTCTTCTACTCGGTTGGTACGCTGCACAGCTTCTACTCTGATCTTCTCGTCGGTTCTTTGGATCGTGTTCTTGAGCAGGTATCTCCCAAGCAAGTCGATGGTGTAAACCCTGCTCTCCGTTCCCTTTGAATCAACAACAGGCCATTCGTGGTTCGACGTTGCGAAAAACGATTCTCCCTGAGAGAGTTTGACTTCCCAAAGCTCTTGAACTCCACCTGACATGAAGGCAGCGGGGCGGTACACACCTTCTCTAGACAGGACCCTGACTGTCTTTCCTACGAGGTCTTGTATGGGGAAGATTCCCTCTTCAGCGATGGTAGGAGTGCCTCGGCCCACGCAGTTGATGAAATAAAGTTCGCTGTGAACTCCACCCACAGTTGGCCCCAGGGCATTCTCAATGTTCAACGCAATGAGGATGCGTTGTTTCTTGCCTTCGTACTCGGCCTTCATCATGCCCAACCACGACTGGATCAACTGAGGGTTTTCGATCTGCACGTTCACACCACCGTCTGAATACGACAGGTGGTTGCGCAGATGCAGCATCCCCAGGGACTCCATGGCCGTGATGACGACACCCCGGATGAACACGCTGACGAGGTTGCGCTGCAAGATCATATCGAGCCCCTGGCCGATGAACGGCGGGGTCGATGACCAGTCACTCAGGGTGTCCATGATGGCCCACTTCAGAGTGCGCGGGCTGTGGTCATAGCCTTTGGTCAGACGATTGAGCCCAGGATAGTCTCGTAGGAATCGGCGGGCATATTCCGCAAGCTGGTCCAGGACGGGGTCATTCAGATCTGGCGGATTGGCTGTCGGGTTCTGCGCCGCCTGGCCTGCACTTCCCTGCCCAGGGGCCGGTATGAACCCTGGACTGCCCATCGGTTACTGTCCTGAGCTCCACTGCCGATTCTTCTTCTTTGAGGTGCCCTCGACAGCCGGAGTCTCCGCCATCTTCTCTTCCACGACGGCAGGAGCGGCCGCTTTGATGGCTTCCATGGGGACTTCCCCATGAGACCGGGCGATCAATGGGTTGAGCCCCGCCTTCGCGGGCTTCTTGACCGAGGCGTATTGCGCCGGCGGGTTCTTCCCGATGTAGACGTGCTTCTGCTCGATTTCGACCTTCAGCTTGTGAGCATGCTCGAGCACCGCTTCATCCACCTGGATGAACCGACCTGGCATGATCTCCTTGCCCAGAACCACGACCTTCTGGGCCACCACATCGGTCGACGGGTCGTCTGTCACATTCCAGATTCTCGTCATGCCCATGACTCACTCCTTCTTGGAAGCGTTGAGGATAGCCTCGACAACTTCTTGCTTCGAACCGAGCTTCTCAGGATGCTTCACCCTGAATTCCTTCTCGGCGATCTTGTTGAGGTCCTTGCGGTTCATGGCGAGGAGCTCTTCCTCACTGTAGCCGTCATCCTCCGATTCAGGCTCGGTGCCCTTCTCGTCCCCGCTGGGAGAAGTGACTTCGCCTTCCTTGGCGGTTTCCGCTGACAGGCCTGCATCAGGCTCGGTGGAATCGGCTGGCGTGGTCTCAGAAGGCTCCTCGCTTGCCTCAGGCCCCTCATCGCCCTTCTCGTCCTCGTCCTCGTCTTCCTCATCGGACTCTTCAGCGCCACCTTGGGCGCTGGCGTCCTTGTCGCTGAGACGAAGGGCAAGAGAATCCTTCTCGGATTGCGCACCGGTGAGATCGAGCGCTTTGCCCTTGGCAAGGTGCTGAACGAGACCCTTGAGCTCCTCGTACTGGAGAAGGGCCTGGTCGGGCGCGAAGACCTGAAGCTTGCCGACGCGGACGAGCTCCAAGATCTGCTGGTGGTTGGCCAGGAGGTCATGGAGACTGACTTCGGTCAGGCGGTCACCCTTCTGACGTATCCTTCGGCCGGTGTCCAGCACGATAGCGTTGTAGCGATGGCCTCTGGAAGAAGACCGAATGTGCCGGGTCTCGCGGCTGGAGGCCATGTTCTTGATAAGGACGTAGTCCTCCTTGCGAGGCTGCGTGACCTTCTTGGGAGCCGGTTTGGCCTCAGGCTTGGTCTCCGGCTTCGGGGTTGGTTGAGCGTCTGGCATAGCAGCGTCTCCCTTTCAAAAGTCCACAAGAAAAAGGCCCCTGGGCCTGAACCGTTGGTCACAGTGAAGTGAAGCCAAGGGTGGCCCAGGACCCAGGGGCCTGGCAAGCAACGAGAGCCCGAAGGCTCAAGCTGCTTCCTAGAACTGCTGCACGCTCGGGAAGTGGAGACCGGCGTCGACGCGGTTGTTCTCCGCGCCGAGGTCTTCCTCCGACTTCGGGAGCTTGGCCGGCGAGCCGGTGTCTTCGTCACCCGGCTTCACTGACCCACGGTACAGCTCGAGCTTCCGAACTGCCGCGATGTTGATCACCGCCATGCCGATGTCTTCCCAGCACTGCCAAGTGATGACATTGGCAATCTTGTCAATGTAGAACTTGGTGTTGTTCAGGATGTAGAACTTCCCGAAGAACTGGGGCGCCGTGAAGATGTACACGTTGCCCGGCCGGAGGATGTCGGTCTTCACCGTCCGCACGACCTTACGGCCGAGCAGAGTGTTGTACTTGTAGCCGTCCACCACGGTCTCAGACGTGATGCGATCGCCGAAATCATCGACCGTCCAGCTGAGCACGTCGTCATGGTCCACCTCGGTGATGAGGAGGCGCTCCGAGCGCAGCCGGTTGCCGTCGCTGAGCTTGAAGAGCTCTACGAAGTCCGGACGCTGAACGGGGCGGACCAAGAAGTCCACACCATCAGCGGCCAGCGCCAGCTCGCCCTTCACGGCCGACACCACCTGAGCCTGCGTGTCGCCCGCTCGGATCCTGGTGGCATTGTACTTGACGCCCGTGGTGTTGATCTCGGCCTGGAGAGCCTGCACAGCGGCTTCGATGTGACGGGTGAACTCCCGGTCTTCGATCTCCTGAATGTCCTTCACCGAGTTGTCCTCGATGATCTTCGTGATCGGCGCCTCATACGCCAGAAGCTCCTGCTCCGTCTTCTCGAACTTCTCGCTCGAGATGGTGAAGAAGGGAACTTCCGCCTTGGGGCCACGCACGAAACGCGCGGTGGGCGAGTCACGGAACGTGATCGCCATCGCGCGGCTCTGCGGCTCCACATCCACGATCTTCACGAGCGCGTCGTGGTTGACCGAACGCTGGCAGTCCGCTCGGGTGACCTGCTCGGGCGGCAGGATGTGGCGACTGTACGCCACTTCACGCAACCGGTCGCGGATCCACGAGCCACCGAGCTCGGCAATCTTTGACTTGCCCTCAGCGCTGTCGAGGCGCTGATTGAACGTCTCAATCGCTGCTTGAACCATACTCATTGTCGTTCTCCTTCAAAGTCTTGAATGGCTTTTCACCTAGAGCCCAAAAGGCTTAGGTGCGGATGAACCGCAGCCAGTTGTTGTTGTACGCGGGCAGCCGAGTGGCATACCCAACCACGTAGCCCGAAGTCCTCTTGAAAAGACCTCGCCGGATGATGCCGCCGATGCTGATGTCCCACACCGACAGCGCGTCGCCCAGGCCGATCCCGGTGCCGTACATGATCATCGTGTCCGCCTCGTACGGGCTGAGATACAGGAACGGACCCTTGAGGATCGCCTGAGTCTCGTACCGGCCGCGCTCGGCGAAGTACGCGAATGACGGGACGGTGGCCTCGTCATCGGGCGCCGGCGCAGACGCCAGCGCGTTGTTGCCGCCACGTGCCATCTTGTAGGCGGAGTCGTGCTGCAAGAACTCTCCGTCTACGATCGGCCGCACGTCGGTCGGGTTGAGGATTGCGGGAGCAGTGAACTCGAAAGGACGACGCTGAATCGTCTGGAACTCACTCACAAGCTTGAAATTGATCATGACTACCTAACCTCCAAAAGGGATTCTTTGTTGTTGGATTCCTATGCCCTCGCGCCTACTCTTCCGTGGGGTCTTCCCCCGTGGTGATGTAGTGCTCGAAGGCCTCCTGGGGCCCGCCAGTGCCAGACGGCCGGTCATCGAGTCCGCCAAAAAGCTGGCTCTGAGGAGCCGCCATCTTGATGGCCTCTTCGGTGACCTCGAGATTGTGAGACTTCTGCACGGCCGCCACCTTCTGATCGAAGGTGAGGTCGGGCGAAAGACCCTTCTCGTCCATCTCCCTGGCGATCTTCACCACCCGGCTGTTCCTCTCGTAAGCCGCGATCTTGGCCAAAGCCGTGTCACGCTCACGAACGGTCTGCCGAATAGCGGCTCCCGCCTGCTTGAGGAGAGAAGCCGCATCGTGCGAACTGATCTTGTTCATATGGCTTTTCCTTTCCTCCGACTGGAGCCTTAGAGCGACCCCATGGAGCCAGATGCACCAGAGCCGAAACCGAAGTCAGAAGCCCCACCACCTGTGGCGCCCTGACCCATCTTGGCCGCTGGAGCAACTCCGGCTGGGGGAGCTTCTCCGGTTTCTTGAGCTTCACCTGCCGCTGCCTCTCCCCCGCCGGCACTCGCCGCCAAGAGAGCATGAGCCTGGGCCAGGTCCTCAGGTGTGACACCAGCGGCCGCTGCGTTGAGAGCATGGTCCATCACCCCGGGCTCACCTTCGCCTTGAGCGGCCGCGACCGCAGCTTCATCAGCTGCAGGCTCGGCTTGCTCGGCTCCAGCGGCCGCGGGAGGAAGACCTTCCCCCTCCGCGAGCTTGGCCAGTGCTTTCACCTTGAGGGCATTGCCCTTCGAGGCAGAAGCGAACTTCCGAATCATCTCCTTAGCCGCAGAAATCTTCACACCCGCTGAGGAGGTGTTATCCAGCGACTCCTGGAGAGTTTTGTCAGTGGCCTCCGACATAGAGGGCTCACTGAGGATCTCAGAGAGGGCACTCTTGTTCTGGCGCTTGGCTTGCTCCTTGGTCGCGTTGATTGCAGCTTCGTTGCTGCTCAACAGCTCCCGGCCCGAGCCTTCACCAGAATTCGGAGCGCACTCCCTGGGAGTATTGCTTCCGGCTTCCGCACCTTGCGAAAGCTGACTAGGGATACCAGGCTCCCTCTGGAGCTCGGGATCTGTGCCCGCCGAGATCTGCGCCGGATACAGCGCATCCTCGCCGAGCTTGGAGAGCCCGAGCACCCCGAGAGCCACTTCTCTTGGGATCCCAGCCTGCGCAGCCTTCATGAGCAACACCTTGGCCTGCTTGGCGACCGCGGCGCGCTTCTGAAGAGCTACCTTCTCCTGACCCGTAACCCTCGCGAGGATACCCCGAGCCCGAGCTTGCTTGAGTACTTCCTCGGGTTGAGAGGGCATCATCATGTCCA